TCGGAGAACTCCGGAAAGTCAGAACGTAGCTGGGCGGGGGTGACGGTCATGATTTAGCGGGTCGGCCGGGTTTTCGCTGTTCTACTTCGACAGCGGGCGCTTCGTCTGTGTGATGCAGCACGAACCAGTGCGATTCGTACTCTGCCGGGATAGCTTCGCCGGCCTTGAAATACAGTGGCCGGTAGTCGTCGCGGGTCAGGGTGAAATCCTGATTGGCGATACGGGTCATATTATGCTCCGGGAATTCGCCGGGAGGCGTCGATTGCAACGGCTCCCGGCAGCCGCTTAGATGCCGTCGCGATAACCGAACGTGGTTGCGTAGCGGAATTCGACCTGACCAAAGCGCGCCCAATAGGTCGTGATCTGGTAGAGCGAACGATACTCCAGCGGCGTGCGCTGCAGTTCCGTCATCGGGTACTGGACGTATTTCTTGTCGTTGTTGTACGCGACCATACGGTCCACGGTACCCAGCACGCCCGGCGTGCCGCCCACACCCGCGCCGATCAGCCACTTCAGCGGGAGGATTTCCAACTTAGTGCCCGACTTCGTGCAGATGTTGTTCTCGAGCAGGTACGTCAGGATCGAGTAGTTCGCCGCGGTGTTGACCATCGTTGCCGCGAGGTAGCCATACTGCGCCGGAGGCAACAGCAGACGGTTCGGCATGACCTTCCAGCCAGCGTTCTGCCAGGTCGTCGTCAGAACTTCGTTGACGTCAGCCAGGATCTGGGCGGGCGTCTTCGTCGTCCATTGCGTGCCCGATCCACCGGTCGGGACGTTCGTCGGTGTGATGATCGACGTCGAGTTGACCAGGCCGGACGTGCCGATCGTCGCATCGCCGAAATAGACCAGATTGTCCAGGTCCATGTTGCGCTTCAGGTTCATTGCTTCGACCTTCTGCGCGTCGACCGGCTGGCCGAGGGCTTGCGCCTTCACCAGTTCGGGCACGGTGTACTTGACTTCAGCACCCCACAGCCGCACCGCCTGAGCGGTCTTGCCGATGTCCAGCGACGGGCCGGCAATCGCGTTGCCTTCGTTCGAGATCCAGTTGATGCCGCCCGGCGTCATGCCGCCAGCCATTGCGAACGCCGAGTTCGTGAACGAAGCGAGTTCGTCAGCCGGCGAAACGTCGGTGCGGATTGCGACGTCACGCGACCAGGTGAATTCGACCAGCGGCTCGTTGAGCGTCTGATCCAGGCGTTCGAGCTGGCCGATCAGGAATGCACCGGTCGAGTCGATCGTCATCTGATCGTAGGTCATCATGCCATCGGTCGTGAAGTGGCGGGCGAACTTGCGCGACGCTTCAGCGATTTCCCGGCGCTTCAGGAATTTTTGAACAGACATGTCCATTGAGTTTTTGCTCCAGAAAAGCAAAACCCCGCCGAAGCGGGGTCTTAAAGGCGGTTAGGCGCCGGGGATTTAGATGTTGACCGCGATTTCGGTAATGCCGTAAGCATCTGCAGGACCGGTGAAGTACCAGTTCGACGGCATGGCAACCGTGTTAGTCGTGTCCGAAGCGGCTTCGAAGCCACCCAGCGGCTTGCCAGCGGACGGCGTAGCGACACGCACATAGACGGTGCCGCCCTTGGCCGCAGTGGCAACGCCGCCGAGCGAGACCATCACGTAGCCGCGCTTGAGGATGTCGGTGACGCCTGAGGTCGGCGGCGTTGACGTGCCAAGCGGGTCGGTGCCGTTACCCTGGATCGGGTAGGGGCGCAGATTCACGCCTTGCACGAGCGCCGCGGTGTCGGCCGAGTTGTTGATCGGCTGCACCTTGCCGGAAACGTATTTGACGGCTACGCCAAATACGGTCGGCGGCGTTGCCGAATCGATCAGCTGAGTCTCGATCGTCGCGACTTCGGCGCGCTGAAGGTCACCGGCGAAACCAGCCGGCATGCGGAATTGATAAGCTTGCAACGAGGGCATGTCGGCTCCTTACTTACGGTTCGCCCAGAAATCGGCGTGGATTTTGTTGATGTCTGTGGCTTCGTCTGCTGCGTCGGTCGTCTTGCGCGCGACAGTCTTGTTCTTCTGCTTGACGAGCTCGGATGCGGCATGGAAAGCCATCTTTGCAGCGTCACAGGTCATCTTCGACACATCGGCATCGCCAGTGATCGCGCGGACCAGATCGGCGTTGTCATTGGTCAGTGCGGCACGAAGAGCACGGCGTCGCAGCACGCAGATAGCGTCGGCAGTTTTCTTGCCTTCAGCCTTCGAGTCATACGTCGGCAGCTTAACGCCCGGGGCGAGGATTTCGGCGCGGGACTTGGCGTCCTGGAATTCATCGCGGAACGAAGCGGAATCGTTGGTCGACTTTTTATCGTCGTCCTTCTTTTCCTCGGATTCGTCGGAATCCATGGTTTCTTCGGTTTCGTCGTCACCCGAACCGTCGCCGTCCTTGGTTTCGTCCTTCTTCTCTTCTTCCGAGTCGTTGGTCTTGCCGGACTCAAGAGCGGAAACGCGTTCGCCGATTGCGGATACCGACTGGGCGACAGAGTCGATTGCGGCCAGTACCTTGGCCATCGGATCGGCTTCGGACTCGTCGTCCTTCGTTTCTTCCGATGCATTGGCCTTTTCGGCGCCGGGCATGTGAATGTGGATCGCCGGCACGTTTTCAGCCATGCCAGCCTCGTCCTTTACTTCCTCCGACAGCGCTTTCTCGAAGGCTTCCGAGTCGCGCGCCATAAACAATTTGCGCAACTTATCCTTGATGGATTCGGCGCCGTTCTTAACAGCCATGGGTAAATCTCCTATGGAGGGTTTTGAGTCTTGGACGGAGCAGGTTGTCCCGCAGCGCGGGTTCCTGACCAACGCAACGTGATTTGCCACGATGGTCGTTTGCCGCGCCCGTCCCGGCGCGATTTGCTCGTAGTCCGCGTCGTATCCGACCGAGATTCCCTTCAGGCCGTTGTTGCGGACTTCATTGATTGCGCCCTTGTCCTGAATCATCAGGTCGGCTAGCAGCAGATCGCTTTGATCGCCTTCGCCGCGGCGCGGGTTGAACGTTGATCCTTTCGAGAGGAGCGCCCAGGTATCGGGCGTTACCTCCTCCTTTGGATGGCCGATCGTGACTGGCTTGCCGAGCAGACTGGCCAGCGTCTCTGGCGCAAACACCACTTCAGGCGTGCGCTCGACGACAATCAGGCCATCTTTGCCGGCCTCGATATCAGGAAGCTCGATGTCGGCGTATTCCTGAGTTCCAATCCGCGCGATTGGGACCGCTTCGCAAACGAGAAAACCTTCCGGCGTGAAGTATTGGTTGGGGCTCAACTCTTCTTCAGCGAAAAATCCCGCCGTGGTAACCGAGTCTTTCGTCGGCGCGCGCTTGCTCACGCACGCTTTGCATTGGCACGCGTGGGACATGGGTATGGGCGTAAAAAAACCCGCGCGGGGCGGGTGGGTGATCAATCAGGGATGGCGACGCGGGCCCAGCATCGGCAGTTCGGAAAACAGCCTGCATGCCCAGTCATGCCGTCGAGCGTTGGCGGCTCCGACCATTTCACGAACTTTCCCTGCATGGCCTTATGGGATGGCCTCACAGTACCGTCGTGGCTGGTCTCCCAGAAATAGCCTTCACTGCCGATGGATTCGGCCCGGGCCTGCATGAGCGTCGTAGCCGTACGCGAGGTTTCGGTCCGCGCAATAAGAATCGCCCGGCTGGTTGTGACTTCCTCGGTACGCTGGATCTCTTTCGCAATCTCAGTAAACCGCGTGCTGTTCTCCAGCCCTTCAAGCGTCAGCCGATGCACCCGCTGCGCCGCTTCACGCGGAATGCTCTGGATCAGGTCAACCTGATCAGCCAACAACTGACGCATCACCGCACCGGTTGGCGCATTGCGAATCTCTTCCCGCAGTCCGCGCGACAGGTCTTTAGCCAGCGTCTTCCAAGACTGCTCATCACGCAGTGCGACATCCATCAGCATGTTGCTTGCCGTCTGCGTCGCCCAACCCTTGAGCATGTCGGCGTAGGCGTTCAGCAAGTGCTCTATCGTCGGCACCTGTGACATGTCGCCGGGCGTAAATGGCTGGATGATCGCGCCTACCTGCCGCGCGACCTTCCTTAGCTGCGAGCCATACCGAAGCTCTGCGCCTCGCGTCTTGACCGGGTTGCGATCACGCTTGCGGTCTAGAGTGAGGATCATTTTTTACGCCAGCGTTTAAGCCAGTCGAGCGCAGAGCCCGAATCGCCGGTCAGCTTCGACACATCAGGCAAGTCCATCTCGCCAGGAGGCGGGGCGTTCTTTTCCTGTTCCTCGGCTTCCTGGATGTCATCATCGCTGATGTTGCCGAACATGCCAGTCACAGGAGCGGAGGCTTTCAGCTCCTTCATGCCGGTCGACGGCTTGATGAGATTGGCGTCGACAGCCTTCACGACAGCATCAGTCTTCTTCGTTGCGATGTCTGCCTTCTCACTCTCAGGCGCATCGTCCAACGTGCGGAATGCGAACTGGAATCCGTCGTCGAGCGGCTTGCCAAGCGTGGACATGCTCATCACCGAAAGCAGGCGCTGCAGCGGCGTGCGCAGTTCCTTTTCCTGGCGCTGATGCACCTTCTCGTGATACTGGCGCCGCGGACCTTCACCGGTGTCGCTCAGACCTGAAGGCGATTGGCCGAACAGGCGAGAAAGGGGAATGCCGGTCGCGCCAGACAACTGCTGAGCGAACTGGATCAACACATCGGACAGACCTGAGAACGCATACTGGTGCGTGCTGAAATCGTCTTCGACGTCAAGGACAGTCATGCCCTCGTTAGTCTGTGCAAGACGCGTGAACTCCATCTGGGCCCGCAGTCCCGCAAGAGCGGGGCCACCGGCGGCAATGATGTCGCGCAGCCCCTTGATTTTTGTGACTCTTAGATGAGCCTTATAGACGAGTTGCCCAACGCCCACGGAAGCGCTGTCGAAGGCAATTAGCCTATCCCACAGCGGCTCGAGCACAGACAGGCCCCATCCATTCTCCGCGACGCGCTGATAGAAGGGCAGATCGGCGCCCTCCATGCGGATCACACGGCTGTAGTGGATCTTCGCCTTCGGGATTGCTGAGTAGTCGGCGATGACGTTGTAATAGACCGGCCGGCCCATGTCGGGACCGTATTCGGTCACAACCTCGCCAACTGGCGGAGAAACCATCCACCGATCGAGAATCAGCAGGCCCTTGAACTGGCCTTTGCCGACCGTTTCCGGCCGCAGCGGCGTAGACAGATCCTGGCCATCGATCAGCATCACCGCCAGCGAGCCACCATAGAGCCGTGCCCACTTGCCGTTTTCGCACAGACGATCCCAGATGCCCAGGTTCGTCATGTCGTTCTCGATCGCCGTCACTTCGTCGGGATCGAGCCCGGACATTTCGATCCCGCAACGGGTCATGTCTTCGGGAATGGCATCGACTGCAGCAGCGACGATCCACGAACCACGGTAAGCCGCTTCAAGCTGGATGCGGTTGCGGCTCTGGTACGTCAGTGTGTACGTCGATGCGGACGACTGGTTGTTAGTACCCCAGCCGAGTTGAGCTTGCGCGTTCGCGAACGAGTCATTGGTCCGCACCGGCACAGCAACTTGCCGACTAGGCTGTTTGCTCTTTCGCGACATTCTGAGTAAATCCTTGCTTGTGGCTCGAATGCCGTTGGGAGAATTAGCTTGCTAGCTTGGCCCACACACCCATAGACCCGCGACGCTGTATGTAGCCATCAAGGCTGTAGCGCAACGCATCCAGACCGTGGTTGTGCTTGTCGACGATGATTGGCAGGATGTCGCCGCTCTGTTTGTCGACCTTGTACGAGTAGAGGCGGAATTCCTGTCCGATATGCTTGCAGCGCTCGTGGACGATGATCCGTTTGAATGCTTTCAGGTGAGCGACGCCATCTTCAACCGATCCCGGCCATTTCTCGGCGGCGTCGATATTGAAGCCATGCCGGCGCATGTAACTGATCGTCTCCGGCCGAGCAGAATCGGCCTTGATCGGCCACAGACGCGCACCGGGGACACCCGGATACTTCGCATCATCGCCGGGCTGCCAAAGCGCTAATTGCTCTGGAGTTGCGCCGTCTTTTCCTGAGAACAGCTTCCACAGGTCATCCAGTTCGACGCCATATCCAAATGCTTCGTAATCGATGTACAGGCAATCGTCCCGTATGAAGCTCCGGATCAGCGCTGTTGGGTCGTTAGCGAACCCCCAGTCGGCACCGAAATGGAAGCGCACACCTTGCGGCGTTTCGAATGTCTCAAAAGACACCCGCTTGCCAAAGATGATGGCTTCGCCGATCTTGCGCGGCGAGCCGCCCCAAACATGTTCGTAGGCTTCCGGATCGGTTGCCAGCATGTGCTGACGTTGACGCTCCAGAACCTCCGGGAAGTAGGGGTTATCCTCCCATCCAACCTTTTCTACAATCGCACCGGGCGGCGGATTGATGACGAAGTTCTGATATGTCGGGTCGTTCTCATCGTCCGGGTTGAACGATACCCATATTTCGGCATTCACCGTCCGGATTGTCGGCAGCAAAACCTGCCAGCTTCGGGCGCTAACAGACTGGGCCTCCTCGACCCAGCATATGTTTATGCCTTCGGTGGACTTGATGCCGTTGTCATTGTTGTGCAGGCCCTTAAAGATGAACTCAGCGCCCGTGTACAGGTTGCGTATCGTCTTTTCCTGAACCTGGAACCGGTCCGAGAGGCCAAGCAATGCAATCTGGTCTGCCAGCAGCCGATGCACCGAATCGCCAATACTGGTTTGGAACTCGCGCACGCACAACACGCGTAACCCCCACATATTTGTGAAGGTGACTAGCGCCCTGGCGAATGCCCACGACTTGGCAGCTCCCCGGCCGCCGTAGAAAACCTTATATGGCGCGCGCTTACGTAATCCATCAAATTTGCTCGCCATTGCTTATTGGGAATCCAAGCCAGTCCTGATCTGCAGGAGGCCCGGATTTGTCCGGCGGCGGTAATGGCTGAGCGGTCGCCAAGCCGTAAGCCTCGCGCTCCAATGCGATCAACGTCTTCAGGGTGTCAGAAAGCTGTTTCATGTTGCTGACTCGCCCCGACATTGAGATAACCTTGTTATATAGGTCATTTCGCTTGTCCTGCCCCTTGTCGTCTTCAGACCTGAGCATTTCGCCCAGTTCATCAAAGAGGTCGCGGTTGTCGGTGACGCTCTCCAGCTCTTCCAGCAGCGACATCGCCACTCGTCGGCTTTTAGCTATATCCGTGCGGTGCGCCAGCCTGATACCGGCGATTACCTCGGCATTCGCCTCAACGATCAGCCGGTCGGTAACCACTCTTTCCGCGGATACCTGACTGGATACCTCGCGCTTGGATACCAGCGCGTCAGCCTTAGCCCATATGCGTGCGGATAGGTCTCGCTCCCATCCGTCGCGCTTTGCGCGCTTGTTGATCGCGCCGTGCGTAATGCCTTGGGATGCAGCAATCTCCCGCACCGACAGCAAGCCGGCCCGGTAGTCAGCTTCAATGCGCTCCCAGTCCGGCGCGGCTTTCTTTGGCTGCACCATGTTTAACCTTGAGTTATTTATTTCTTTCCGCTGCGGTGCCATTAGAAGAATCTGGCGCAGAACGTCTGCGACGCTCAACTACTTGGAGCGGTCCGCCAGAAACACGCCTAATATGGAATCTCCACTTACAGCGGAGGTACCATGAAGAAGGTAACTGTCAGATTGCTCAACGGCGAAGAGCATGTGTTCGAGAACGTCGAGGTCGACGAGGACACGAAACTGGACGCGTACGCCTTGCGCAAGGGCATCGAGCCCGTCTTCTTCACCAAGAAGGCAGAATTAGCGTTATTTGTTGTCGAGGAGGCCAGTTAAGCAGCCTCGAACATCTCCGGCACTACCGTATTCCGAGCCACCTCACCATATGCAATGTGATAGGTGATCGCCTGTGCGGAGCGCTCAGAGACGTAGCCGTGACGGGCAGAGTGAGCATCGTTAGCCGCGAGCGTCCTGTGCTGGACGACCGTTACGCCCGTATGCTCTTTCTCGTCTTTGTGGTGTTGGTGGCCTGTGTGAATCACGCGCTTGGTCGTCGATCCCCACATGACAGGAAACTTCGCGGCGAACAGAAGCGGCAGATTTTCTTTCTTGCTCAGGTGGCCGTGATGGAACCCAAGCATGTTCGCGCCGTGCTGCCAGGCGTAGTAGGGCGCCTCGGAGTCAATCACCGTCACACGCGGCTCGTTCTCATACAGCACGCGGAACATGGCCCGCAGCCATACGCTGGACGAGATGTCGTGGTTGCCTTCAGCCATCAGGACGACCACCTTGGCATGCCGCTCCAGCGCGAAGTCGACAATCCGGCGCAAAACGCGAATCGCCACGCCAACGATCTTGGAGAATCGGCCGTCCTGGTCGAGGATGTTCCCGTGGCTGGGCGTAATGGGCAGCATGCCACCTGAGCCGTCCGAATGCAGGAAGTCTCCGAGCTGCGCTACGAATGCCGTACTGGCGGCCGGTGCTGCGTCGATCATGTGCGCGAATGCCGAAACCAGCGTGCGCTCCGCGATCTTGAGATCCCAGTCGGCTCCGGTTTCCTTACCCCAGGCCAACATACCCAGATGGTAGTCGGTGAAGGTGTAGAGGTTGCAAAGCGCGTCGCTTGTGCCCTTGGGAAGCGGAGCGGGCTTCACCCGCGGCAGCGTCTCGGACATAGCCGCGCACGCCTCACGCATGATTGCTTCCATGCGCTCGCGGTCGACGGCGGACTTCACCCACTGCCCAGCCGGCTTGCCTTCCTTGTTGTAGTAGGTGCTGACGCCCTTAACCAGGTATCCGTCCGGAACGACGTGCTGCATGTCATGCGATGGCGAATAGCCCATCTTGGCGGCTTTCTTCTTCAGCGACGCAATGGCATTCCCGATCGTGCCGTGGCTCAGGCCAAGCGATTCAGCAGCCTTGCGCTCAGAGCCGAGCTGATCAATAGCATCGAGGAACTGGCACTGCCGTTCAGTCGCGAACTCGCGGAGCTTCGGATCTAGTGCCACGGTTTCCCCTTTACGAATTTAGATATGCGCCGAATTCCCCGCACCAATGATCGGCCTCGACAATCGGATGCGTTACAGCCGTGCAACCACTTGATGGGTCGTACACGAACTGAGGCGGGTATCTGCGGCACTGGATTTCTTCGCCGCGCTTTACCGATGCGTGGCGGCAGTTCTTGCAAATCTCTGTGCGCTCGACAGGGTCGGCTTTCTTTCGCGTTGCCATCGGCGTACCAAATAAAAAAGCCGCTCTAGGCGGCAATCTCATCAGAAGACGAGAGGGGGTAGGCGAGGATTACCGCGCTCGGTCCGCTATGCCCGCAGGCTGCTATCGCAGTGCGCGACCGACTCTGTTTCACCCTCACTGAACCAATCCCAACCCGTTCGCCGCATTGGGCGCGATTACCGGCTCTGGCCGCTGTCTGGATTGGTTGAGTGAAGCGCCTCGTTTCGTGAGGCAATCGGCAGCATGCAACAGCGCAGTCCATGCAACACCTTAGCTAGACACCATTTCAGGCGGGGCGGCTTCACCCCTTTACTCTCTAGCTGCTGCCGTCTATCAATGTGGGCCGTACCCACCCCTTGCTTATTCTGTCGCTCTCTGGCTACCAAATCAGCGATTCCGCCAATTAGTGACGCCCTATGAGTACAAATTAGAGCCTCCGCCATCCGTCTAACACTGTGCAGCCGACCTGCACTAACGGCAGAAGCGAAATAAGCCCACATCCATGTGGTGAAGTTGTAGGATTTAAGCTCCCAAACTTAAGGAGACTAGAGATGTCCGACAACAGCGGCCCCGCCTTCCCAGTTCCGGAAACTCTGCTTGGAAACCAGAAACACCCAGCGGGCTCACCCGGCATGACCCTGCGCGACTATTTCGCAGGACAAGCACTTTCCGCCATCATTACTAAACAACAGGCAGAAGCAAAGCCAATGCAGAATCCGTACGACGGCTATGCAAAAGTCGCCTATATGTGGGCGGATGCGATGCTCAAAGCCAGATAATTGCGATCTAAAGCGCCGATTGACTGTCCAACTCAGCCAATCGGCGCAGCTCGTCCAGCCTCGCCACAAGCGACGCCTTCAGCGCTTCGTCAATGCGCATGCGCTGAATGTCCTGTTCGATGCTGTCGATTAGCTGTTGTGCTTCCATTGCTGCCTCTGAATTCTCGCCGGCTACTCCCGGCTGAGAGACGCATTGCGCGTCAAGCACCGTTAGACCTGCTTCGGCGCGGCGGGAGATCGAATAGTGCTTCTGCTGCCCGGCGCGCGGGGCTCCAACCATTCTCATCTCGCGTTTTAGCGAGAGAATGGGGCGCTTGGCTTGGCGCGCCTCGGCGGCTTGCTTCTGCTCCAATGCCTTCGCCGGATCGAGCCCGTAGGTG